ATTATCATTTTCATCATCTGGATTTAATAAGTTAAATTTATCTCCAATAATAAAAGTCAATTTATCGTAAAAATATATTCTTTTACCAACAATGGATTTTATTTTATGTGTTGTTGGTATATTATAATTCCAAAAATTAAATTCCTTTCTATCATTCAGATCAGTTCCAAATTCAGAAAGTTGTATTTTATCTCCAACTCTTAGACTAGATGTTTGAGAATAATCAATAGTATCAATAATATTAATTAATCTAAATTCAACTTTAGTTCCATCATCTAGATACGAATATAAAAAGTTTTCCTCTACCAATTCTTCACCAAAATTTAAATCCGCAATAACACCAGAAACTCCAAGAAATTCAGTTGAAGTTTTGTCTGTATAAGTTAAAGTTATTGGATTTGCTAATTTTGATGTTTTTATAAACAAAGAACCACTTTTCTCAAATCCAACTGTGGAATCTACTATAATGAAAGTAGAATTTTCAGTAACAGTTTCTGAAATATTTGTTTTTTTTGTAGGTTCAAAATTAAATATAAAAGAAGTAGAATCTAAAGAAATTTCATACAAATCTCTATCATCTACTGGTCTATATTCTACATTATAAATTGAAGCACTAGCAGTTTTTCCATTTCCTAAAATTTCAAATATAGTTTTTCCTTTTAATTGTTTTCTTAAATCAGAGTCATTAACTCTGAGTGTTTCATCTCTAACTATCTGTTCTACTAGAATATTTTTAGTCACCAAATAATTATTATCTGATGGTCTTAAAATATAATCCTGTGGTTTAATGACTTGAATATCTTTACCAAAAAGAATGCTGAATAGAATTTTATAAGATGTATCAGTTCCTTTTGTAGTATAAAAATCTTTTGCTCTAGATAAAATATTTTTTAAATTCAATCCTTTTACAAATTGCCTATCTTCAAATCCAGGTAAAAATTGAGTTTTAAACTTTTTAAATATTTCATTAAAGAATAATAAATTTAAATTCGTTACTGTTTTTGCTTTAATGTGAGGTGCTGAATTTGTTTTTGAAAATACAAAAGATTCATTATTTGAATGTTGGTCTATCCCACTAAATCCACGAACACATCCAGTAAAACTATTTGTAGTAATACCAGTATATGTGATAATTTCATCATCAATTTTTAATAGACCGTATTTTTGCGGAAATCCAATTGTATGGTTAACTGCAATCACATCATCAAAAGATGTTACATCTTCTGCTAAGGTACAAATTCCAACTTTGCTGTAAAATGTTTCGTTATTGAAATTATCAATACTCTTATATTGTTGCAAATTGACTGCTAAATCTACAACACCAGTTTGATGCTCTTGAGAAATATAATACTGCTCTAAAAATTCTCTAAAAAGTGGTGAATCATCATTTAAAAACTCTGGAATTTGCGATTCAACAATAGATTGAATTTTTACTCTTTTGATTTCCGACATCTTATCTTGTATAATTTCCGTTTACGTAACTTGATGTGACCGCATATTGTGTTGCTGAAGTATTTTCACCAGATGTAATTACATCCTCCAGAACACTTACATTAAGTTTAGTTGTATCTAGTTCCAAGTATATATCCTTTAACGCAAGGACATCATTTGACTCTGGTATCGCTTGAATTTCAATCCCAGCAGTACTAGTAGATGATGTGAATATTATTGTAGTTAATTTAATTTCACCTCTCATATAATTTACGGTTCCAGCATTATTGTTTACAACTACAGGGGAACCATCAACTAATTTAAAGAAAAATATAATTCCAGTTTCATTAGTTTTTGGAACATCACTCATATACAAAGTTCCACTAGTATCTTTTACTGTAAACCCAGTTGATTTGATATTATATCCTCTGCCATCAGAATTTAATTTCTTAATATGAAATTGATTTCCAAAACATATTTCATACGTTGCTAATTTATTATATTCTGGTTGTAAATCTCTTCTAATTTTAATTTTAGTAATATTAGAAGTAATAGATGTGCTTGTATTATCAATCAAAGAAGAAACTTTACTATATTTAAATCTTCCACCAAAACTATTCAACTCGGTTGATTTACTATATGATTCTAAAGTTTTTATAACTTTTAATTGTAAATTATTTGAATCTATTGTAGTACTTTTATCATAATAAACTGTCGTGTCTATCTCAACATACATATACTTCAAATCAATAATTTCTGGTTTAATTCCAGCAATTGAATATTGTCTTAAATCTTTTTTGATGCTATCTTTTGTAAGTTGTGAAAGATATTTACCATTTCTTGGTTTGATTGAAATATAAACTTTACCATACTCTGGTGGATCCAACTCATCCCCACCATATGCCGTCACAGTATCCACATTTGGAAACAGATATGGGATTAGTCCTTTATAATCATTTGCGGTTACTGCACGGTATTGTGAAGCATATACTCTAGGTCCAAGATACTTAACTGAATCAATTGATTCAATATCATCACCGTTTTCAGATGGTTGAATGGTAGTTAATAAGGAAATATTGTTTGTGATTGATGTGCTATTATTATCAGTTAAAATACCAGAAAAAGTAAAGTTTGCTGCTCCATTTGCTTCTTTTCCATTTGTAATAATGTAACTAATAAAAATAGTACTTCCACTAATTGGTTTTCTTCCTATAATATCATCACCAAATAAAATTTCATATTTCTCATCATCTATTTCTTGTATTAGAAAAATCCTTGAATTTTTATTTACTTGAAAAATATTTTTATATGATTGATATTTTTCTGCAATAACACCAGTAACTTTTACACGAATTGTAGAAGAATCTACACCAGTATTTGGAATTGTAAATTTTTGATTTGTTTGTGATTTATCTACTGTATATGACTTTGTTAAATATGAACCTTCATAAACATCGATACTTGTGAAATTTGCAAATCCATTATTATCAACGACTACTGTGATGTCTTCTGGAATTGAAAATATATAATTACCATTCTCAACAGCACCCAAAGCAACGATTCCTGCTTTTAGAGTAACTGTTTTTGAATTTAACCCTGTAGTATTGACAGTAAAACTAACCTTTGCCTTTGACGCACTTTTGGATCTGGGGACGTATCCTATGTTACGTGCAAGAGAGACTACATTTTCTCGAAGAGTTGCACTATCAATAAAGGATTCATTTACTGCCATGTTAGTATTGAAGGCAGTAATATAAGAGTTGTATGCTAATACATCAATTAAACTTGAAAAATTAGATCCTTCAAAATCAAAATCCGTGAAATTACTATTCGATCTCAGATAATCCTTTATCTGAGTACGTAAATCATTAAAATCTAGATTGGTAAAGTTATTGAAGGACATTATATTCTAGTTGGTTGTAAAAGAAACTCTATATTTTGAAGAGGAAATGGAAGTCCAACAATATCATAAGAAATTTTTACATTTAATTCATTTGAATCTTCAATCGACTCAACCATTACTTCTCTAACTACAATTCTTGGTTCAAAGTTACTTAATACTGTTTTAATTTCTTCATCAAGTATTGTCGAAACTTCTGGTCCATTAAGTTCAAATAAAGAATTATCAACAGAGGTTCCCAATAAATTATTGAAAAACCTCTCACCAATACGAGTTCTGATTAAGTTAATAACAGATTTTTTAATCGCATCCTCATTTTTTAATACAAGAACATCATTCGTCACTGGATGTCTAGAAAAAGACAAACTAATGTCCTTAAAACTTCTAGAAATACTAAGCATTTAAACAATGAGCATGATTAATATATCTATAATACTTTTTAGATTATTTTTCCGTATGTTGGTTCAGTTCCATAGTCCCAATCATCATAATCTTCATCATTTCTAATTCTTTCGTGCAATTCAGTTTGTTTCTTTAGATCGTGCTTTGGTGCAAAATCGTGCATAATCTCCTGAATAACTCTTTTTGGTTTTTCTTTATCAGTATCTGTAATGAGTTTTGATGTTCCCCACATCTCTCTCATATAATTTTTATCTTGATCAACTTGGTAAAATGCCATTTTAGTTCCTCTGTTTTTAATTGTAAAAACAGAACTTTTAAGGAGGTTTCTATCTCCTTAAACTATTTAACGATCTAACTGACGAAGTTTATAATTTTCCGAATTAAGATACTTCAACAGTTCTAATGCTATTAATTTTGGATTTCCTTCACCACAAGTATAAACATCTATCGCAATACAACCTTCCTCAGGCCATGTATGACAAGAAACATGACTTTCTGAGAGTGCAATCACAATTGTTAGACCTTGAGGATGAAAATAGTGCTGAAAAATATTCAAAATTGTCATTCCAGCACGTTGAATACCACGTTCCATGACTCCCTGAAGGGCAATTCCATCATTTAGGAGGTTGTGTTCTGCATCATAGACCTCCAAAAGAAGGTGATTGCCCATCGAAAACTGTTTCAATTCTTATATTTCCACGAAATTTTATTTATTTAAGATTTCCAATGGTTATTTGGTTGCTCCCACCAAAAATGAAGGTCTTCTTGAGTATCATCATAGTATAAACTAACAAAATCACTCTTAAAAGCACTATGAACGTTCTCGCATAATGCTATTGTATGAGCATTTGTATTCATTATCTGCATAATCCAAGAATAATTACCCCCACGAATAACTCCTGCTTCAATTAAAACAAAATTATCCCATTTTGTTTGCCATTTCATAAAGTTTTGAGTAAATTCATCTTTATAAATGCTTACATCTTCGTCTGGAAATGGCACATTGACTGCCTCAATATGAAAAATCTCCCCATCCATTGATAATGAATGAGAGAGATGTTGTGTTGCAATTGCAGAATAGTCGGGAGACACCATCAGAAAACAAGTATTAGATGGATGAATATCTAAATTTGCCATTTTAATCTTATAGGACATTTCCTGAATTAAAGATTTTTCTTTATCCTCAGATATAAAGAGAATTTTTTTCATTTACCGTCCTTGCCCTCGATATTTCTTACGTGCCGAATTACGACTCGTAGCAGTATATTTAGTGTTTCTTCCCTCACCTTGACGAGTATTTTTTGGAACACTTGCAATCTGCATCTCCTTCCGACTCTTTTGTGCCATTTTTTTAATTCTCCATCTAACGGTTTTTATAAGGGGGTTTTTATAAGATCTCTCAGGCCATTAAAAATGCTCCTATAAGACTTATTAAAACCTCATAGGAGCATTCTATCATAACGTCTTAAAGAAGGTCAAGTAAGACCTTCTAAACACTTATCAGATAATCCTTGTCTTCTCGTGTCCAACACGAATCAAAGGATCACACCAAATCTCATATCCTTGTTCTTTTGCATCCAAACAGAATGAAACATCCTCTCCACACATATCTTGAACCTCACCAGATTCAAAGACTTGCATCTTTGGTGCAAACCATGGATACTCAAGACTTTCAAATACTCCCTTCTTAATCAATACCCATCCAAATCCAGTATAATCAACTGTAAATGGTTTACGACGTTTCTGAATCGTATCCAAAGTCTCGTGATTCATTACACCACCAGACTTACGGAAATCATCTTCCTCCAACCAATGTGCAACAGATGTGGTGTGACCATCCTCAGTGCAATACCATCCAGCAGCAATATCCTTATCCATTGCAACCAAACGATAGAACTTCTCAGTATCAAATACAATATCACTATCAATCCAGAGTTGATAATCATACTGTAACTTGCCATCCCAAGGAATCTGCTTGGGTCCTCTGAGTACATTTGCTCCAAGACATTTGCATCGAGCAAAGTTTACCATACTCGAATAATCTTGTGAAATCTGAATACTCGCACCACTCTGTACTAAATCAAAACAAAGTTGTACAAAGTTCTTCAAATAAATGTAAGATACTCCTCGTCCTGGAAGACAAAATACAATTGACTTCCCACGAATCATCTCCTTTGCTGCTTCTAAATTAAACTCTCCTTCTACAGGTCCTGTAGGCAGTTTTGCTTTTACCGTAAATCCTTTAGCCATAAAAAATAATTTTTTCGATACTACATTATTTTACCACAGCAAATCATTTATTGCAAATGGTTTCATCCTTATTTAGTTCTACCTGAATATCCCCATCATTTCCCCCAGATGTCCACACAAGTCCTCTGATAGTTTTCAAATTCTCCTGTAAATTACTCTGCGGCACTTGACTTAATATCTCATTCCCCTTAACTGAAATATTATACGTATTCATCCTCTTCCACCTTTCGAAGTAAATCTTCCAACTCTTCTCTTAAACTATTATTGATAACTAACATCTTATCAGTATCTAACCGATGCTGAATTGTATCAATCAATAAATCTCTCTCATAATCATCAAAATCTAATCTCATTGTTCTCTTAGGGCATTTTTTATTATATATCCTTTTAAATCTTTATACATTAAAAATTTTGGGCAGAATTTTTTTATATGAAAGACAATTTCGAGCTCGTTTTCGGTCCGTTGTAGGTTAGGGTAGTGTTGCGTTTTTATATACGGGGGGCAACGGTTTATAATAAGAATACAACAACACAAAATATAACTGTCAAACAGTGCTGTTGTATAAGAATAAACGAACAAGTATAATAGTTTATAATCAGTACTGTTTGATTCTTAACTCATAATAATGGGGGGTGGGCATAAACGAGGGGGAGATGTATAACGAATTATACAACACTGTGTGATTCTTAACTCATAATAATGGGGGGTGGGTATAAACCACGAAGTGCTTGTAAAGTATAAGATAGGGAGACTACAAGTTAGTACACAGAACTGTGTACAACGAATAGTATAGCACTGTTTGATTCTTATGTCAAATAAATGGGGGGTGGGCATAAATCACAAAACTGTTATATTGTTGTGCTATAACTGTTATATTGTTGTGCTATAAGACGAGCATATACTTATAGTGTGTGTATAACGAAGTGATATAACGAACTGTTATGTATAACGAACTGTTATGTATAACGAAGTCTTATGACGAAGTGCTATGAATAACGAACAGTTTTCCACAATGTATAACGAATCCTGTGGAATATAACGAATAGTTTTCCACAAGTTTTCCACAGGTTTTGAATAGTTTTCCACAGGGCAAATCTTATAAACCCTTACAAACACTAAGAATACTCATAAACCTGTGGAAAACTATTATGTGGAAAACTAACGACTTGCCCTATAGAAAACTGTTGCCTCCTGTGGAAAACTATTTTTCCACAGGTATAATAACTATAAACATCAGCAGTTCTTATACTATTCCCTCCCCCCCTACCCTATAAGTCTACCGCGGAATCACTGAGTCTTACGAGACACTGTGCCAGTTCTCAAAGTGTCCTGCGTCTCATAAGTCTTACGAGTAACTA